TAACTCGTAGGCCTCGCGGAAGGCTCGGATCGGTAGCGGCATGATCCGAGTCTCCGCAGGCTTCCGAACCGGACGAACCTCGACTAAGGCTTCGTCCCGGGTCGGCGTCCCGACCGCTCCTCTCGCCTCCTTGAGTCGAGCGTCGGACGATCCGCTTCCGGCCCGGGGCGATTCATCTCCGAAGAAGCGGAAGGGAAAGAAGCGCTAGATCATGGCTATCACGAACGGCTACGCGACGCTCGCTCAGTTTCAGGCGTACGCCAACATGAGCACGATCACCGCCGACGAGACGACGACGATCGAGAAGGCCATCGAAGCCGCATCCCGGACGATCGACCGGATCGCCGACCGCCGCTTCTACATGGATACGAACGCGACCGCGCGCCTCTACCGCACCGTCGACTTCTACACGCTCCCCGTCGACGACATCGGCTCGACCTCCGGGCTCGTCGTCGCACTCGACGCAACCGGCAACGGCAACTACACCGATACGCTCACACTCAACACCGACTACGTCCTCGACCCGGTCACCGCCCCGCAGAAGGGCCGACCGTACACGGCGATCACGATGGTCGGCCCCGAGACATTCCCGCTACCCGTCTCACGTCGCCCGCAGGTGCAAGTCACCGCGAAGTTCGGATGGTACAACGGCACCCCGCCCGACGACGTCGTCGAAGCGTGCCTCATCCTCTCCGCCGACTACGTCAAGCGCGCCTCGTCAGTCGGTGGCGTGCTCGGCCTCTCCGAACTCGGCGCGATCCGCATGAGCCCGCTCGGAAGAGACATCTCGGCGATCGTCCGCGCGTACCGCCGAGAGGTCGTCGCGTGACCCCGTCAACCGTCCGAGACAAACTCAAGGCCGCGCTCAACATCACCGGGCTACGCGTCTACGACACGATCCCCGACAACGTCATCCCGCCCGCCGCAGTCATCGGCCAGATCTCGATCGACTGGGACTTAGTGTTTCTACGCGGCGCCGACACCGGCTACCTCGACGTCGTCGTCATCGCCGGACGCATGAGCGAACGCGCCGCTCAGGACTACCTCGACAACCTCCTCACCGCGTCCGGCAACTCGTCGATCAAGACGAAGATCGAAGCCGACCAAACACTCGGCGGCTCCGTGACCTCCGTCCGCTGCACCCGCGCCGAACCGATCTCCGTCACCGTCTCCGGCGTCGAGATGCTCGCCTACCGCTTCCTCGTCGAGGTCTACGGCTAAGATGAGCGCCATGAGATACCGCGTCACTAGCCGCCGCCTCGCCGGTTGCGCGGAAGGCGACCTCATCTCCGCCGAAGGCCTCGCAGCTCTCGGACACGACGCGGAGCACGCGGAGAAGTCGGGGCACGTCGTAGCCGTCGGCTACGATGAACCGAAGAAACACAAGGGCGCCCGCAAGGACGCCTCGGACTCAGACAAGGACTAGAATCGCATCATGGCAACCGTCACCGCTCTCGGCAAGGCCACCGTCTTCACGGTCGGCTCCGTCGACCTCGCCGATCAACTTCAGTCAATCACCATGACGAAGACCGTCGAGGCACTCGACTCGACCTCGCTCGTCGACACCGCACGCCGCAACGTCGCAGGCCTCGAGAACTCCGAGACCACGTTCACCGTGCTCGGCTCGTTCGCCACCGGCGAAGCGATCCAGACGATCTTCGGCGACGTCGGCTCCGAGCACACGATCGTCTTCGAGCCTCTCAGCGCTGCACCCGGCGCCTCCTCGCCGAGGTACACGCACTCGAACGCGTTTCTGGCCGCAGCCCCGATCGTCGTAGAGGTTGGCTCCCTCCTCAGCGTGAGCGCAACGTACGTCGGCGGGTCGATCGCGCAGGCGCTCTCGTAGTGATCGACATCTCCGTCAACGTCAAGCGGAAGGACGGGTCTCAAGAGACCTACCCGGTCTATCCCGATAGCCAGATCGCTTTCGAGCGATGGGCGAAGTGCAGCATCTCGCAAGCGTTCGACCCGGCCACGAAGCCGAAGACCGAACACCTCTACTATCTCGCCTACCTCGCGGAGAAGAACGCGGGGAAGGTCGTGAAGATCTTCGACGAGTGGATCAAGGACATCGCCGGAGTCGGCGCCGAAGAAGACTCGGGAAACTGACCGTCCCCGGAGGCGGGGTCGCCGTCGAGATAGCGGAGTTGGCGCTCGCGACGCAGATAGACCCGCTCTCCCTCATGCGTACGCCCGCCCCGGTGCTTCGCGCGCTCTACGATGGAGTCCGCCGAAGAAACGAAACGCGAAGAGGTCGACGACATGGCTAACACTGGCACGTTCGGCTATCGGGTCGGCGACGAGGTCGCGGCCGGAGTCAAGATCGAAGGCCTCTCCTCCGTACGTCGAGACCTCAAGAAACTCGGCGGAGACCTCGACCTCGTCAAGGGCGAGTTCCTTGCGACGAACAAGAAGGTGACCGAGATCGTCCTCGGAGATGCGAAACGCTTCGTCCCCGTCCTCTCCGGTGCACTCGCCGCCTCGATGAAGAACGCGTCGACGAAGACCGCCGCGAAGATCCGCGTCGGCTCCTCCGGGCGTGGCCGCAAGAAGTCGAACTCCGCCGATCTCGTCGAGTACGCCGGGCCGATCCACTTCGGATGGCCGAAGCGTCGCATCAAGCCGCAGCCGTTCATCTACGACGCGATCGACCCGCGCCGCAACGAGATCGCGCAAGCCTACGCCGAACGAATAACGTCGATAAGGAACAAGTACGACCTATGAGCAAGCCGATCACCGTCTCCATCGTCGGCAACGCCGGGCCGCTCAAGAAGAGCCTCGAAGAGGCCGACGGCTTCCTCGGCAAGTTCGGCGGCTCGATCAAGGCCGTCGGCGTAGCAGCAGCCGCAGGCGTCGGCGCGCTCGCCGCAGGCATCGGCGTAGCAGCGAAGGCCGCGATGGACGATCAGAAGAGCTTCGTCTCACTGGAGAACACGATCCGAAACGTCACCGGGGCGACCCACGACCAGATCAAGGCAGTCGACGAGCAGATCGGCAAGATGAGCCTCGCGACCGGCGTCGCCGACGACAAACTCCGACCCGCGTTCGAGGCGCTCGTCAGAGGCACCCGCGACACCGATCAAGCACTCTCGCAGATGAACCTCGTCCTCGACATCTCGACCGGGCTACAGATGGACGCGACGACCGTCGCCGACGCACTGGCGAAGGCTCAGCAAGGCAACACGAAGGCGCTCAAGGCGCTCTCCCCGGAGATGGCCGCCATGATAAAGGAGGGCGCCGGGATGAACGAGATCCTCGACGCACTGACCGCGAACTTCGACGGCGCGGCGTCAGCGGCCGCGAACACGTTCGCCGGACGCATCGAACGGCTCAAGGTCTTCGGCTCCGAACTCGTCGAGCAGTTCGGCTACTACCTCCTACCCGTGATCGAGAAGTTCGCGACGTTTATCATGGACGAACTCGTGCCCGCGTTTCAGACGCTCGTCGATAAATACGGCCCCGCAGTCGCCTCGGCACTACAGAGGATCGGCGACTTCGTCGGCGAGAAGGTCGTCCCGGTCATCCGAGACTTCCTACTGCCGACACTGGAGACGCTCTTCAGCGTCTTTGCGACGAAGATCGTCCCGGTCATCCGTGACGTCGCCGTCAAGGTCTTCGAGGGCTTGAGTCGCGTCTTCGACATCGTGCGTACGAAGGTGCAAGAGAACTCGGAGACGATCGAGAGTCTCCGAGAGTTCTTCGTCGCGATCGTCTCGTTCGTTCAGAAGTACGTCGCGCCGACCCTCATCAACGTCCTCGGAGCAGCGTTCACCGTCGTCGCGAAACTCGTCGGCCCGCTCATCGACGTCCTCTTTACGCTCATGGGGGCGCTAGCGGATGTCGGCAAGTTCCTCCTCAAGATCGCAGGCTTCGTGATCCGCACGTTCGAGGGGATGGTCAACGGAGTCATCGACGGCGTCAACCTCGCCATCCGGCTACTCAATAAACTCCCCGGGGTCAACATCGACGAGATCGGGAGCGTCTCGTTCGGCGGAGCATCGTTCGGCACCGCGCCAACCGCGCCGACTGCCGCAGCTCCGACCGCGTTCGCCGGGTCGACGATCCGCATGGACGGCCTCGAAGTACCGAACATCCCGACCGTCACCATCCCCGGCGTCGAGACACCTCCCGCAGCAGCAGAGAGCGGAGGCAAGGGCGGCGGCGCCGCTAAACCGATCCCGGTCGACATGACCGGCTTCGTCGGCATCTCACCCTCGACGAACATCGGCGGAGGCGGCGGAGGCGGCTTCGGCGCCGCGATGGGCAACGAAGCACTCCTCGACGGACTCACCGGCGGAGTCGTGAACATCACCGTCAACACCGTCACCGCCGACGCCAACCTCCCGACGCTCATCGTCGAAGCGCTACAGACGTACAACTTGCAGAACGGCCCGGTCGACGTTCAGATCGCCGCATAGACCATGCCCGCGAACATCGTCACCGGAGGCACGCTCACCGTCGAACTCGACGTCGGTTTCGGCGACGGCTTCACGCTAAACGATACGCAGCAAGGCATCCTCGGAAACACGACCTACGTCCTCGACGGCGTCGACCAGTTCGCCGAGATCACCGTGCAGTCCGTCGAGTTCTTCCGAGGCAAGCAGCGCGTCCTCGACTCTCTCGCGCCCGGACGGTGCACGATCATCGCTCAAGACTTGACCCGCGCGTTCGACCCGTACAACGAGGCGAGCGTCTACTGGGACGAAACCGACGACACGCCCGGCCTCTCGCCACTCCGTCAAGTCCGCCTCACTCGAAACTCGACCGTTATCTTCCGGGGCCGCGTCGCGGACTTCGCCTACGACTACGTCGGCCCGAAGCAGATCCCGACGGTCACGATCACCGCGATCGACGACCTCTTCCTCCTCTCGAACTCATTCCTCGCAGCGTTCACCCCGTCCGCCGAACTCTCCTCCGCGCGCGTGACGACGATCCTCGACCGAACGGAGGTCGGATGGCCCGCCGCAGCTCGCGACATCTCCACCGGCACGACCACACTCGGCAACTATGCGATCTCGGAGGGCACGAACGCGCTCCAGTACCTCCGCAAGGTTGACGAAGCAGAGAGAGGCCGCATCTACCTCCGCGCATCCGACGGCGACCTCGTCTTCGAGCCGCGCATCGGCAACACACTCTCCGGGCCGTCGGTCACGTTCGCCGACGATGGCACCGGCACACCGTACCGCTCCGTCTTCGTCGACTTCACGACGGAGTCGGTGCTCAACCGGGTCACGGTGCAACGCACCGGCGGCACTGCACAGACGGCGACCGACTCGGGCTCTATCGCGCTCTACTTCACGCAGGCCGAAACGATCACCGACTCGCTCCTCTCGACCGATACGCAGGCGCTAGCACTCGCGAACTACCTCATCGAAGGTTCACCCGAGCCTCGTTTCTCTGGCGTGGAGACGTTCTTCGGCTCGCTCTCCACGGCTCAGAAGAACGCAGTCGCGGCCGTCGAGATCGGCGACACGATCAGCGTCAAGCGCACGTTCACCTCCGGGAGTCCGCTCAGCGTCACCGAAGAGCTCTCCGTTGAGGGCATCCGGCACCGTATCGACACCCGGGGCGAGACCGTCACGTTCTACACGGCCCCGACGACGATCGTCTACAACCTCCTCCTCAACGACGCCACGTTCGGCACTCTCGACGGTTCCAACGTGCTCGCGGCGTAAGGTAGGCTCTCTGACCTATGGGCGCCAACGCACAGACAACCGTCCCGACGTTCACCTCCGGGCAAGTCCTCACCGCCGCGCAAGTCAACCAAATCAACACCGGCGTCCCCGTCTTCGCAGGCACCTCCGAACGCGACGCAGCGTTCGGCGGCACGGGCGAGAAGACTCTTGCTCTCGGCCAACTATGTTTTTTAGAGTCGACCTCTAAGGTGCAGTTCTATAACGGCACGTCGTGGGCTAACCTTTCTAGCGTGACGAACGTCGAAGAGTTCACCGCGAGCGGCACGTTCACGCCGCCGACCGGCGTCACCTACGCGATCGCGCACATTCGGGCCGGTGGCGGCGGCGTCGGTATCAGCGCGTCGGGCAACGGCGGCGACAGTTCAGTTGCGTTCGCAGGTGGTACCGCTACCGCGACCGGCGGCCTTGCGTGCAACAACGGCGACATTACGGCAGGTTCGATCAGCCGTGCAGGTCAGGCAAACAGTGGCAACGGCGCATTCGCTAACCGGCCGTCAACAAGTGCTAACGCCATTGGCGGCGATGGTGCATACATCGTGCACGGCGCGACAGTCACACCCGGCACAGGTATCACCGTCACCGTCGGCGCAGGCGGAACAGCAGGCAGTAACGGCGCGGCAGGCGGCTCCGGCTACGTCTGGATCGAGTACGTCGCATGACCGAACGCACCGTCGCCATCGTCGAACCCAACGTCACCGACGGCGTCGTCGTGAACGTCGAAGTCGTCGCCTCCGACTGGGTCAACACCGACCCGCAGCACCTCATCGAATACACGCCAGAAAACCCGGCGGGTATCGGATGGGAAGTCAAGAACGGCGTCGTCATCGTCCCGCCGCCTCCACCGGAGACCGACGATGAAACTCTCTAAGCAGCAGCAGGCCGCGCTCGCGTCTTATGCGCGGAGCGTGATCGGTGCAGTCGCCGCAGTCGTCGCAACCGGCAACACCTCACTCGAGGATCTCGCGAAGGCCGCAATCGCCGCACTCCTCCCGCCTCTCATCCGGTGGGCAAACCCGAAGGATCCCTCGTTCGGTCGCGGAGCGTGACGTGCTCCCCGTCGTCAACGTACGCCTCCCGCAGGCGCTCAGAGGACTAAAGAACGGGCAACTCCCCGACGAGGTACTGCACCCGATCCGACCGAACGGGCGTCTCTTTATCACGGCCGCGACGTCGTGGCAGTGGATGAAGAAAGCCGCACGCATGGAAGCGAACCTCCTCCTCCGACCGACGTCACCGTTCGACGCCTACCGGCCTCTCACCGTGCAGACGGCCGTCTTCCATCAGCGCTACGTCTCCGAACGGATACCGGGCGCCCCGACGAGAGTCTGCAACGGGAAGACCTACTGGCTCAAGCCGGGCAACGCGCCGCTCGCGTGCCCCGGCACCTCGAACCACGGATGGGGACTTGCGATCGACGTCGCGAACGTGACGAAAGCTCTCCCGTGGCTACTGGAGCGGGCGCCCGCGTTCGGATGGTCGTGGGAAGTGCAGTCCGAGCCGTGGCACATCCGATACGTCCTCGGCGACGAACTCCCGAAAGTAGCCGCATGAGCACCGAAGTAGTCATCGCGATCATCGCCGCGATCGGAGTCATCTCAGCCGGGCTACCCGCGACGCTTATCGAGCGGGCACGTCGGGAGAACTCCACCGATCACGCCTCCGTTCGTCGTAGGCTCGACCGTATCGACGAGCACCTTGACGACATCGAGGACTCCGTCGACGACGTAGCGGAAA